CTGTTCCTAACTCAATTGAAAAAATGTACATACTAGATGATAGAACTACTCACAACACAAGCACAATAACTTTTAAAACTGCAAGTGGTACTGGCTTTGCAATGACTGAAGGTAAAAAACATTTAGCATATTCAGATGGTACTAATATAAATAGAGTTGATTTATCTAGTTTAGGTGGCGAGATAGCCACAGCATCAATTGCTGATAATGCAATAACGACCGCAAAAATTTCTGATAACCAGATTGTAACAGCTAAAATTTCTGACAACCAAATTACAACAGTTAAAATTTCAGATAATCAAATTACAACCGCTAAAATTGTAAACAACGCAGTGGACTCTGACAAATTAGCTAGAAAATTTACAATCACAACTAATGTTACTCCAGCAGGAGGATCTGACGGGGATCTTTGGTTCGTATATTCATAGGAGTTTAAATGGCTGAAACTTATGTTAGAAACTCCAGTGCTTTTCAACAAACAAATCAAATATTTGCAAACGTAAGCGGAACGTATCAAGAAGTAAACGAAGCTTATGCTAACGTAGGTGGCACTTACAAATTAGTTTTTACTGCCTTTGAAGCTACATCATTTGCTACTTTATCATCAGGATCAGGAACTTTTTCTGTGCCAAGTAATGCAAATGCTATTCACATTCAAGCAGCAGTAGGAGGGGGAGGTGGTGCAGTAGGTGGTGCAGACTACGATAAAGCAGGTGGAGAATCAGCAGGAGCTGGCGGAGGTTCAGGTGCTTACGTCTCTGACAAAATATTTACAGTTACTGGTGGTGAAACAATGACTTACTCAATTGGTTCAGCAGGAAGTGGTGCTGGAAAAGGTTTTAATGTTACTGCAAGTGGTGGATCATCGACAACTTTATCAGGATCTTCTGCAGGATCTTTATTTACACTAACAGGTGGAGGTGGGTCTAGTGGTACAGGAGGTGGAGTGCAAGGACCGTTAAGGTCTAATACAGCAGGAACTCCTGGATCCGCAACAGTAAGCTCAAGTGTAAGCACAGGCACATTTAGAGATTCTGATGGTGTAACAAAAAATGTAAGTTCTAATACATCTGGACCTGCAGGAACTTTTAACGATAGTGGTAATGGTGCAACAGGAAGCTTATCGGGATCAGGAAACTGCGGAGGAGACAACTGTAGAATATCTGGATTTGCAGGAGCTAACTCTTATGATGGAGGGATATCTGGAGGTGCTGGAGGTTCTTCATCTGGGGGTGGTACTAACGGAAGTCCAGGAACAAGAGGATCTGGTGGTGGAGGAGGAGCTGCTCAGGTAAGTGGTGGATCTACTAGTGGTGGTTCTGGTGGTAATGGAGAAATAGTTTATAGATTTTTAAAAATCTTGTAGTGTTTATTGAGCCACAAAAAATAGTATTTAATACTATATTACAAAAAGTTAAAATAAATTTAATTAAACCTAGGCAATTCCAATTAAATACTGAACTCATAAATCAACTTAAAATTGATATTAAGGAAAAAGGTTTATTATGCCCATTAGTAATACACGATAACAAAACACTTTTAGATGGACATCATAGATATGAAGCTATAAAAGACTATTGTACTGAAACTCTTGTGTACGTTGTTAAAGATAAAGATATGGAAAATTTATTATCTAAAGTAAATAGTTATATATGGTTTGATACTAAAGGCACATTAGATGACTAATATATCAAAATGGTTTGGTTATCCGATATATATTTCTCAAATTCAAAATTACGAAAAAATTAATAAAAAAATATTACCTGAACTAGAATTAGTCACTCCAACAAATTCTCAGTACGCACGAACAACGGACATAAAAGCAAAAGACTTACAATCTATTGATGATAATTTACATTTAAATCCAAAATTTGAACAATTATATAATCAAATTGCACAAGCATTAATTGCTGCAATACATGGTTTGCATTACGATTTAGAATTGTTTGAATTATATATTACAAAATCATGGGCTACATATTCTACCAAAGACCAATTTATTTCATACCACAGGCACATGACAAGTCACTTCAGTTTTGTCTATTATGTAAAAGCAGAGGACCAAGGCAATCTATTCTTCATAGATGATGAGGCACATAAAGTTGGTTTAAACATTCCGAAAAGAGATCCTTATTTTAAAAAATGGGATGAGGTCAATTTTGCAAAAGCGGAGTACCCAGCAAAGACTGGTAATATTGTGATCTTTCCATCTATGCTTTTTCACGAGACAGGTATAAATGAAAAAGAAGAACCACGTATTTCTATATCAGGAGATGTGCTTTTGACTATGAGAAAAGGTATAAAATCTGAGCATAACATGCCATCACCTACGACTTGGAAGAAGCTTTAACATGGTGTAAAATACTGTATGCCTCTTACAAATGTAAAATTACTACCAGGTTTTGATAAAACAGATACACCTTCAGGAGCTGAGGGTAGATGGATTGATGGTGATTTTGTTAGATTTAGATATGCACAACCAGAAAAAATAGGAGGATTTGCTGCTATAGGACAAAAGACTATTGCAGGTCCAGCACGTGCTCAACATACTTGGACTGATTTACAAGGTAGAAAATACGCTGCTATTGGAACATCTAAAGTATTATTAATTTATTATGAAGATGCTTTTTATGATGTTACTCCTTTAGAGACAGGATTAACTGGTGCTACATTTACATCTGTAAACGGTCAATCAACTGTAACAGTAAACAAAACTGCACATGGATTAGTCTCTGGTGATTATTTTTTATTTGAGTCTGTTACTTTACCTGGAGGTGGTGCAACAAGTTTTACCACAGCAAATTTTACAGATCAAACATTTGAAGTTATTACTGCAGCCGCAGATACTTTTACAATTACTATGCCATCAAATGAAACAGGAACAGGTATGACTGCTGCTGGATCTGCAACAATAAGAGCTTACGTAGAAATAGGACCAACCATTCAAACATATGGTTACGGTTGGGGAACTGGTACGTGGGGCGGAAATGTTTCAGGTGCATTAACTAATACTTTAAACGGACTTTTACAAAATGATACTGCTGGTACAGGAGGATCAGGAACTAGTATTACATTAACAAATGCAACAGGTTTTTCTGCAACAGGTGGTACTATTTTAGTTGATCAAGAAATAATTACTTATACAGGTGTAAGCTCTAACGATTTAACAGGTATTACAAGAGGTGCTCAAGGAACATCAACTGCAGCACACAATAGTGGTGCAACTGTTACTGAGATTACAAACTTTATAGGTTGGGGACAACAAACTACAACATCATCAGTTATACTTGATCCAGGTAACTGGTCTCTTGATAACTTTGGTGCAATACTTACAGCAACTATAAGAAATGGAAAAACATTTACTTGGGATCCAAGAGTAAGTAATCCTTTAAATAATAGATGCACAGAAATGGCAAGTGCTCCAACAAAATCTGTCTCAACTATCGTCTCAGACAGAGATAGACATTTTATACATTTTGGAACTGAAACAACTGTTGGTGATAATACAACACAAGATCCTATGTTTATTAGATTTAGTGATCAAGAAAATTTTAATTTATATAATCCTACATCAACAAATACTGCAGGAACTTTTAGACTAGACACTGGAAACACAATTGTTGCAGCTGTAAATGGTAAAGACTATGTTTTAATTTTGACTGATCAAGCAGCTTATACAATGCAATTTGTTGGTCCACCATTTACTTTTTCTATCAGACAAGTCGGTACTAACTGTGGATGCATAGGTCCTCATGCAGCTGTCTATGCAGATGGTAAAGTATTTTGGATGGGTAACTCTGGTGGGTTCTTTGTGTTTGATGGTACAGTTAAATTACTTCCTTCATTAGTTGAAGACTTTGTATTTACAACTGATGGAGATAATCTTGGTATTAATTATGCATCGAATCAAATTGTATTTGGTGCACATAACTCTTTGTATAATGAGATATTATGGTTTTATCCAAAAGGAACACCGACTACCGGACCATCTGTTCAGATAGATAGAACTGTTACTTACAACTATGTAGAAAATACTTGGGCAACTATGTCATTAGCAAGAACAACATATGCAGATTCTGTGACATATGCCAACCCTTATGCAACAGAGTATGATCCAACCACTGTGCCTCAGTTTCCAACAATACAAGGTGTAACAAATAAATTTGGATCAACAACTTATTTTGAACATGAAAGAGGTGTTAATAAAATAAATCTTAATGGAACAGAAGAAGCTATAAGTTGTTTTGTACAGTCAGGGGACTTTGATCTTCCTGTAGAGGGTGATGGTCAATTTCTTTTAAATATAAGAAGATTTTTACCTGACTTTAAAAATTTAACTGGTAATGTATCGATAACTCTTGGAACCAAAGACTTTCCGATTGCAGGTAATACTACTACAGTATCATTTGTAGTTAATTCTGCGACATCAAAAATAGATACAAGAGTAAGAGGTAGACTGGCTAATATAAAAATTGAAAATTCTGCACTTAATGATAATTGGAGATTTGGAACATTTAGGGCAGATGTAGCACAGGACGGTATGAGATAATGAACGAAGAAGCATTATTCCAAGAATACAGCACTAATAGGGCCTTACAAGCAACCTATCCAGACTTTGCAACATATAGAGACTTTGTAATGAGTCAAATGCCAGCTCAAGCTAATGACAATAGTGGAATCTCAGGTATGTTAAATAATGCTGCATCGAGTATGGGTTCAATTAAAGATCTTGGTAAGAGTTTAATTACAAGTAAATTATCTTCGAAAATGGGTTTAGGTTTGGTTAATCCTCTTAGTATTGGATCTATGATGTTAGGTGGTTTAAGAAATATAAATGATAGAATACAATCTACTGACTTTGCAAGATCAAAAACATTAGCAGATTATTTTGATGCAAAAAAATATGGTGGTATTGATGCAAGAAATGCTGCAGCAGTGGCAAACATGGCACAAGCTAGAGGTATACAAAAACAAATGGCGCAAAGACCATCATCAAATGTAAGTGCACAGGATGCAGCAAGAGGCAATATAGGATCTAATTCTGCTCCAGCTTCATCACAATCATATTCAGCACCACAACAAACTTCAGGTTCAGGAGGACTTCACGATTATTAATGGCTAAAATTACTGTCTACATACCTGAACCAAAACAACAATATGAAGAAGAGAACCAAAGACAAATTGTGCAATCTCTTGATACAGTTAAAACACAACTAAATACATCATTTCAACAGGACTTGAAAAACGAACAAGATACCTTTAATTATTTTATGTCATGACAATACAATATAAAAACGAAACATATTTACTTAGCACCAACACATCTACAACTGTATTGACTATATCTACATCTGCAGTTGGTATTGTTAAAAGTGTGCAAGCAGTTCACAAGTCATCATCAAACGCTGATGTAGATCTTTTAGTGTTGAAAAATGGAGGCACAGCAAGAGTGGTTGCGCATGCACAACTAAATAAAAGTTTTGTAAATCTAGCATCTAATACTATTAACCTTGAGGCAGGTGATACGTTGCTTATGGAGAGTGATACATCCAATGCAATTACAGGTGTTATTAGTTATGCACTAATAGATAGATCGCAGGAAAATGGCTAGGCAAAAATTTATTCATTACGTACCCAGACCAAAGCCTAAGAAACGGCCGGGTCGTCATAAAAAAAGCCTTTCAAAATCAGAGAAAAGAAGTTATAAACCTTACAACAGACAAGGACGAGCTAATCATGGCGGAAGACGATAAACAAAATTATACTATTATAGATGGTAAAAAAGTTCCTGTGTATAATGCTAAGGTTGTAGAAACAATCAAAAATAAAAGAACAGGAAAGGTTTATGATAGCAAAGCTCATTTTGATACTGATGTTGCTGATTCCAACACTGATACTACTGTGGATGATCTTCAACAGGACGTAGCAATTGAGGTTGCATCTCTTCAAGTATTTGGTAAAACCAAGTAATGAATCCTATAGGTGGTACAGAATTACAGGTAAAGTTACTTGAAAAGTATGTTGATTCAAAACTATTAGATAACTTTCAAATTACAACTTCAGTTCCTGAAAAAATACCTCTATCAAAAGACAAAATTAATATTCTTTGGCAACAAAATTCATATGATCAACCTAATCTTGCACCTTGGTTTAAGGATAAAGACAATCATAAAAAATATGATTGGTATGTATTTAACTCACACTGGTGTTATGAGAAGTTTAGAATGGTATACAAAGTGCCTACTGAAAAATGTACAGTAATTAAAAACGCAATAGATAATTTTCCTGAAAGAAAAATACACAAAAAAGGTAATCCAATAAGGATGATATTCCATCCTACCCCTTGGAGAGGTTTGAATATAATACTTGGTGCAATGCAACTTATTAAAAATGAGAATATAACTCTTGATGTTTTTTCTTCTACAAAAATTTACGGTAATGAGTTTATGGATAACAATGATGACACATACAAACCCTTATATGCACAAGCGGCTGAATTAAAAAATGTAAATTATAGAGGTTGGCACAGTAATGATTATATTTGTAAGCACATTAATGATTATCAAATATTTCCTTATTCTAATAATTGGGAAGAGACATCCTGTATAGCAGCTATTGAAGCACTTGGTGCTGGTTTGCATATGATAACCACTAATTATGGAGCTTTGTTTGAGACTTGCTCAGAATGGCCTGTATATGTTCAATATGACACAAACTATAAAAATATGTCTGAGTGTTTTGCTTATGCAATAGATTCTGTAGTTGATTATTTACACCATGATAGATGTCAAGAACACCTGCAGATGCAACAAGATTTTTACAAAAAGTTTTATTCTTGGAATAAAAGAAGTTTGGAATGGACTAATTTTTTAGAAGGAGTTTTAAATGCTAAATCATGAGCCAATATGGTTCGATAAAAAAGAAGATAAATCTAATCAACCAAAATTTTCAGTATTTGTTGGCACTCCTTGTCATTCAGAGGTATCCATACATTACACACAATCCGTATTAGAATTACAAAAATATTGTTGGAACAATAAAATAAATTTAATGTTTCAATTATTTAAATCATCACTTGTAACACAAGGCAG